TTTGTCTCAGCAGCTACTTCTTGAGCAAAATGGCGTGCTGCCTTGTGAAAAACTTCGTATGGTTCATGGGCTAATACCCAGGTTAACGTAATTGGTTGCATGGATTTTTCCTTCTAAAGCGGGACTGTGGCCCCTGTGCTTTTATTTAGCACATTTACATAGCCGCAGCACCGTTTCCGTTCCTAAACCCAATTTCGCCACCTTCTGCTTCGATGCGTTTGATAGCATCTTCAAACAAGATGGGTGCAAAGTCGGTTTGTTCAACGCAACAACACCAGTACCGCGGGTCAATCTCAGTGCTGTACAAGATAGTTCCAGTCTTGGCATCTACTCCACGTGCCTTCTTTACTCTAGTAGCATGCAAGTGTCCGTGAATATTAACACCAAAGCGGCCCAACGATGCTTCATGCAAAGGAATGTGACTCAAGATCATTCCGTTCAACACATGGTATGCACGTAACTCGCGGAAGTATTCGCGGTACTCGTCATCACGAAAGATGTCGTGGTTGCCACGGATCAATACTTTGTCGCCGTTCAAACGAGCCAACGTCTTCAATGCCTTGCGGTTGATCACAACGTCGCCCAAGTGATACACCTTGTCACTGGGACGCACACGATCATTCCAGCGACGGATCATTTCCTCATCCATCTCATCAGGATCAGACCAGGGACGCAACTTCACAGTGTCATCATCTGGGTGAGTAAACTTACACACACCAGCATGACCAAAGTGTGTGTCACTAATTAAAAATGTAGCAGGCATATGCCCTCCTTAAACAGTTATCCAATCATCTGAGTCCTGGTATTCAATGCTTTCGCTACCGTCATACTCGGTTATCTTTATAAGTTGACCTTGGTCAACCCAAATCACGGTTAGGTCTTTGAGACCACCTAGGTAAGCATCAGGCCACTTCACAAGTGCATAAGCCTGCATCTGTTCAACATCACCCTTGAGCACAAGATCTGCCATACCAGCGTCAAACAGCATATCAGAATATTTGCCGGTGTTCCAGGTTGACCAGCCGGCACCAAACCCTGGCGAACATAACACAGCAACCTTTCCGTCACGTATCAATTTGTTCATCGCCCCCAACCTATCTTTGTATTCCTTTAATCATTTTCATGATCGTAAGATTTTTTGTCACTGTCGTAAGTCCAGCCCAACTGCCGCATCAGCTTCTGCTTGACACGCAAATTTGGAATCCTGGTGCGCTCACAATCTTGGAAACCCATCATAACACCAACTTCTGCTACAGCACCTGAACGGCACAGTCCTGCCAAGCAATGCACCACCACGTTCATGCGCTGATTTAAGGCATGTTGCAATAGACGCACAATTTCTTCGGCTTGCTGATCCGAAATCTTGGCTTCTTCAGGGAAGCCATCTTTGTCGTCGGCATCAAGGAACTCAAAACGATGAGTTTCCTTAAAGTTGTGCGTGGACTCGGGCCACCAGCTAGGCGCAGGGTCCATGATCTGAATCAGCATGCTATTTTCGCCAGCTTCGTGGTGGTACCGCATGGGCACATCAGCAGCAGCTACGTTTTCAATCCAAGGCATAAAAAATCTCCTAATATGTATTATAGCATTAGTAGATATTTTGGTCAAGAATTAGTAGCGATAAGTGTCAGGCTTGTAAGGACCACTAACATTAACACTAATGTATGCTGCTTGATCATTTGTAAGAGTTGTAAGTTTTGCGCCAACCTGTCCCAGGTGCAGTCTTGCAACTTTTTCATCAAGATGCTTGGGCAACAAATACAAACGATTTTCGTATTTGTCAGCATTTTCCCAAAGGTCAATTTGAGCTAAAACTTGGTTGGTAAAGCTATTGCTCATCACAAAGCTAGGATGCCCAGTTGCACAGCCCAGGTTCACCAAGCGACCCTTGGCCAAGATAATGATAGTGCGACCGTTACTGAGTCGCACTTGATCAACCAAGGGCTTGACTTCGGTCCACTCAGCATCTTGAATGCCTGCAATGTCAATCTCGCTGTCAAAGTGACCAATGTTGCACACAATAGCGTTTTCTTTCATCTGCAACATGTGCATCTTGGTAATCACATTGATGTTACCAGTGGCTGTTACAAAGATATCAGCATGCTGACAGGCTTCTTCCATTGTAACCACACGATAGCCTTCCATGGCGGCTTGTAGTGCACAGATAGGGTCAATCTCGGTAATCCACACTTGTGCGCTGAGTGCTCGCAGGGCCTGCGCAGATCCCTTGCCTACGTCACCATATCCAGCAACCACAGCAACTTTGCCTGCAATCATAACATCAGTAGCACGTTTGATAGCATCCACCAAGCTTTCGCGACAGCCATATAAATTGTCAAACTTGCTCTTGGTCACACTGTCGTTGACGTTAATAGCAGGGATAGCAAGGGTACCAGCAGCAATGCGCTCCAGTAGTTTGTGAATGCCTGTAGTAGTTTCTTCGCTGACACCACGAATGCCCTTTAACAACTCAGGCTCTTTCTCATGAACATACCATGTCAAATCATGCCCGTCGTCCAGCAACAAGTTAGGTCGCCAGCCATCAGGGCCAGCAACTGTTTGTTCAATGCACCACCAGTATTCATCTTCTGTCTCGCCCTTCCAAGCAAATACAGGAATGTCTTTTACAGCCAAGGCCGCCGCCGCTTGATCCTGTGTGGAGAAAATATTGCAACTACTCCAACGCACACTAGCCCCTAGTTCAATTAGGGTTTCAATCAGCACAGCAGTTTGAATGGTCATATGCAGTGAGCCTGCAATACGTGCACCAGCCAAGGGCTGTTGGCCTGCATATTCACGACGCAGGGCCATCAGTCCCGGCATCTCTTGTTCGGCAATGCGAATTTCTTTGCGGCCCCAATCAGCTAGTGACAGGTCCGCAACCTTGAAGTCTTGTGGTTTAAATGCTAAATTTGTACTCATGTTGTTCCTTGTTTATTGATGTGTTGATCGTCGACGACGCGGTTCAGCATCGAGTGTTTTGAACAGGTATTCTCGACCTACTTTACCATGTTCAATTTCTTTAAGTGTGGTCAACACATGTCCGTGTCGGGATGGAACCCTAGGTAGGTCCCCTCGCGAAAGTTCTCGGCAGCGTCGGCTTGCGACCAATACTAGGTCATATCGGTTGCCAATAACAGCAACCGCAGCTTCACTGGTAAGTCCCAGTGTTGCGGCGTATTCAAGTTCTTGTTGTTTAGTCATTTTGTTCATTTGGTAATCCATTAGAGTGTTTGTCAGTTGTGTTGTCTAAATCTTGGAACAGGCGCTTTTCTTGTGTGGTCAACTTGTCCTTGTGTGTTTTACGCGGATTTCCACACAAGTAGCAATGTGGATTTCCACAGTCCATGGCATGATGTTTGGCCAAGCGATGGGGTTCTTTAACTGCTTTGTCTTGACCAGTTAGGCCGTGTGCTTTGGCAATTTTTACTTGCCTAGCAATCTTCACGTCAGTTTTGTGACGTCGTTGAGAATTGATAAATTTTGCAAAATCGTTACTCATGTTGGCCTTTAGCAAGCATTATTTAATAGATTGTACAGCATGTATCTTAGTTTGTCAATACATTGTTAGTCTTGGTCATGTTGGCACAAGTGTACATTTGATAGCTGTGTTTTAGATTCTCGGGCATGGGAATGATTTGTACATTGTCAGTGTACAGGGCCGCAACTTGGGCAAATGATTTTGTTGTGCCGGTACCAACGTTGAATGTGCCCGAAACAGGCACACCAAAGAACTTGACATGAGTGTTCACGACTTGACTCACGTGCACAAAGTCTCTCTGAGCAGAAATATCAAATAGTTGCACCGTGCCAGTTTCTTCAGCTTGTTTTTTAAACTGCATGAATGGGCTGGCCTGAGAACCTTTGTGCTCCTCGCCTTCAGGACCGTATACATTAAAGTATCTAAAGCACTGTGCCAGCATGCCACGTGGCGGGACTTGCTCAATATGTCTCTCCACAAGATATTTGCTCCAAGCATAAGGTGTGCGAGGATCCACAGGAGCATCTTCGCAGAACACCGATCCTAGGCCGTACACACTTGCTGAACTGCTAAATTGAAAATTAACACCATGGTATCTGCACTGCTCGTAAAGAGCAATGCTGAAGTCCACATTTTGTCTCATTACTTTTTCAACATCTTGCTCGGTAGTAGAGCTAATTGCACCGGTATGAACTACCCAATCATGTCCAGCAACATCGGGCAGCACAGGATCACTCCATTCGTATAAAGATACACTGTGATTCTTTTGTAACGCCTTGAGCAAGTGACTACCTATAAATCCACGATGTCCAGTTAGTAGTATTTTCATGTTTGACTATCTCCAGGAAGTAACCTGTAGTTATCTTCTACTGAATCTGGTGTACTTACTTCAATTATAGTGCCTGCTTCAATACAGATCAGTTGATGAGGCAAAAGTGGTGCATTGTGCCATACCTCTCCAGGGTTTAACTGTGCTTCGTGTACTGTGGTATCCTTGGTGTCAATGTAAAATACACTAAACTTACCACTGAGCACATACCATGTTTCATCTTTTTCAGCATGAAAATGCATACTGAACTTTGCACCAGAGTTGAAGTTCAACAGCTTGCCACAATATTGGTCAGTGGATGCAAAAATTAATTCGTGCCCCCAGCCTTTGTCTACTTTGCCAATCAAGCGCATGATATTTCCTCCTGGGTGGGAGCATATACTCCTGTGTGTTGCACAGTAATTGAGCTGGCTTGGATAGCAAATTCTATGGCCTGTGCCATGTTGCCATCACTACACAAGTATTCGTAACACAGTGCAGCAAGAAATGTATCACCGGCTCCAGTAACGTCTGTGACTTCAATCTTGGGTGCAGGGTAAATAGATTCTTTGTGCCGCGCCCCGTCTTTGCCTAAAGTAACAATCAAGTCTGAACATTCACTGCGCAACTGACGATATTCTTGTAGGTTAATTTTTACAATGCAACCTTCAAGACCTTCTAGTTCAGTCTTCTTGGTGTCAACAAAGATTGGACCATCAAAGTCTTGTTGTAGTTGCTGAATCAGCTCATAACTCACAGTGCCTTTGTTGTAGTCAGATACAACAACAGCATCATAAATGTCAGGTATAGCAGTTTCAATTTCCAGTGCGTCGCTGTAGTTGTCATTGTCGATGCGCAATACTTGTTGACCACTACGAATGTCAATCAGTCTTGTTTTAATTGATGTATCGCCATGCAGGTAGTTAACTGTGCAGCCTAGTGCTCGTAGGTTAGATAACACATTGCCAGCCATGCCAGGCCGGGTCTCTTCATGCGAGCTTTCAAAAATTGGTACTGGTGCTTCAGGACTGACTCGATTAACATCACCGTATTGGTAAACATCAATGCAGTCATCTCCGATTAGCAATATGTTGAATTTTTGCTGTGCTGGAGTAGTCATTTATTCTTTCAAAAAATACCAATTGTTGGCAAACATCTTCGCCAACAATTGGGCGGCCTTGATAGTCTGAGCCCTTGACCATTATAGCACACAATGCAATAATGTCAACCAGCTCTTGGTCTGACATTATTGCATTG